GTTTTATCACCGGAGAGATTAGTCGCTGCAATCGGATATTTCGCTTTTGCCAACCGATGGGCGTTCCAAGGTGCATCCACAGGCGGCTTCGTGACGGGAAATGTTTCAGGTCGCTCTGCAATACGCGCAGCAATCCGGAGATCCAAAAGGGAAGGTCCACGAAGGACTTCCAATGGATCACCAGGATCGCGCGTCTTAAAACTGCAGGGCAATCCGACACCACCCCACGATTCCGGCAGGAACCAAGGAACACGCACAGAATCCAGCACAGATTTATGGTTTCTCACAAAACGCTTAAAGAGAACTTCTTTTAAATTCTCGGGAGCACAAGCTACCAACTCACGACAACGACTACCTAGAGAGTCATCTGAGTCGGCAACGGCATCAAGGCCGAGCTTCTCCCCCGATCGCTTAAGACCAAAAAGCAGACCGAGATTTATATATGGTGTTTGACGGTAAAACAATTCGCGGAATTTTCCGCTTACCGGATCCAAATCCAAATCAGGCACCTCTAATCGAGTGAAATTCGTACTATTGACCTGTGCGAACTCTCGAGAAAAGAAGTATTTCCCTATGGATGGAGTTAAACCACCATGCGTTGTGATCTTTTTCCAAAAGCCTAGACCCGCCAAAGTAGTGCGGAAAAGGCAATCGTCACCGTTAACCAAAAGAGTGGTTTGGGAGAGCTTCATGGACTTAGCGTACGCAAGTTCAAGGCTCCAACGGCACATCGCAGCATTAGCGATGCAAAGGACGGGAAAAGATGTAACAGAACCCATTAACTGACCCCACTGTTGCGGGAGAGCGGATCGGTTTTCACCCTCAAACACGTGTTGTGTCAACGACCTAACCAACAGCTCAGTTTCTCGAGCATCAAGCCCACAGCGCAAAGCTATGCGTCGCGCTATGGCCTCAGACACCCAAGGAGCCAAGTTGTCTGTAGCAGCAGAATAATCACCACTAAGAATTGCTTCACCTGGGGCCAACTTGGCACCCAAGCGATTCTGAACAACAAATCGATCAACAGGTTGACCGATAAGTGTAAAAGCGGGATGTTTCTGCAGTGTACGCCACATGAATTTTTGCAAAGGTTTAAGTACAAAACCTGTGCAGGGCGGGCCTTTCGTGATAACACGAACCTTTAAGCTTTCCGCTAAACCGACGGGTTTGACCCAAGGGGTCTCACTCATCGCCTTTCGCAGAGCTTGTTCATATAAATCACCGAATCGCGCCTCTAATTCAGTCAGATCAGCATGCACAATCGTGCGAGGAGCACCGATATATTCTTCGCCGGAAGCGAGAGAAAACTTAACCAATGACCTGCCATCTCTTACGAGACCGTAAGTGGTTAGTCCAAGGTCGTCAGCAAGCCGACGGATGGATCTAAAGGCACCTCCCTGTTTCTGGGAGTCATTGAAAGTAGCTGAAGTACTGGGAAAGTAGGGACGGAACTTATCGTTGGAATTATACGTGAGAGGCTCGCCTCGATCATTCGTAAAAATTTCATCAACGGTACGTTCAAACTGTTCGATCTGACTTTGCTTGCAAAGCCGGATCTCAATTTTGTCCTGAACCTTTTGAGGCAAATCGCCCCAACCCATCAGCCATTCATCTTTCGATTCCGGTTGTTTATTCGTGAGTGCCGCAACACTCTTCTTCACCTGCGCGTCAACCATCTCCTTATTCGGTCGAGGACACCCTTTCTTAACTTGTAAGATTGAGGCCAAGAACGAGTCTCGGAAAGTGGAATCGGCACGGCAAAGACGGAGAGCGTAACGCCCTGACACCCGCGCAAAGTTGTTTCGGATCATCGCGTAAACGAGTAGCCGGTGCAACGGGACCCACATCTAGCTGAGACGTCATCGCGTGAAAGAACGCTGGAAATTTCCACTTAGTGTACTTCATCCAACCTCCTTCACCCAAAGACGCAGCTTGGGAATCCCAATGCTCGACCGTTCGCTTAAACGCGCGATTAACCTGGCTGCATTGTACATTGCGACCAGTCCGTGGGGCCATACCATACAGCTCCAACAACTCGAAGAGTTTGCTCACGCAATCCTCTATTTCACTGCTACCAGCAGACACACCAACATTTGTACCTCGCGCGAACGAGAGGGAAGGTAAAGCTTGAAGCTTACCGACAATTGGTGCCACTGGTGGCAATGCAGGAACAAAGCGCACGGGCTGTGCGGTCTTTGACCCTGGGAGATTCGTCTCTACCATGGACGGGGGTAATCGCTTAAGGTCCGGTCGATCAATCAGATCAGCCGGAGAAGGCATATTACTC